GCCGGCGCCGCGGGCAATTGCTCGAACGGCAGCGCGAGCGGCATTTCGGCCACTGCGAGCAGATAGCGGATCGCATTCGCCACGCGTCGCGGCCAGTCTGTGGCGGCGGCGGTCGCGGGCACGAGCAGTTCCCCCCTCATCGTGCGCCTCCGCTCTCGAACGCGAAACGCGCGCCTTGGAAGTAGTTCCACTCGATGCCCGCCGCGATGTGCCAGCGCGCTGCGACATACCGGCCCGACGCGCGAACCGGCAGCACACCTGAAGGTCGCAGCATCGCCGCTTCGGTAAGCTTCGCGGCATCGCCCAGCCGCATCCGGCAATCGAGCTGCAGCGTCACTCCATCGGTCATATCGCCGACCGGCATCACCGACTGCACCCGCGCGCGTTGTTCCTCGGCAAGCGCCACGAAGCCCTGGTCGATCGCGGCGGCGAGATTGGGTCCGGTGAATGTGCCGATGCGATTGGCGCCGTCGACGGCATAAAGCCGCGGGGCGCCGCCCGAAAATCGCTGATCGTCGAGCGAAAAGGGAAGCGCGTCGACGCTGGGGTAGAGCGCATCGAGCGCTTCGAGCGTCGTCGATGCCGTGAAACCCGAGAAGATTCCCTTCACCGCCAGTCGAAACGTCGACCAGCGATCGAGCACCCAATTGTAGCACCAGATCGTCCCGGGATTGCCGGGCAGGCACCACAGCACCAATGTGTTCTGCGGATCGATCGCGGCGAAGATCGCTTCATATTCGTCGCGGCTCACTGCCGCCTGGAAGCTCCGGTCGACTTTCTCGTTGCCGATCGGCTTGATCGACTGGCCATCGTCGAGCGCCATGAACCCGCGATCCGAGAGAAAATAGATCGATCTCCCCGCCTGCACCACCGATCCCTTCGAGGCGCAGCCGACGTTCGGTGTCACTTCGGCAAAGCTGAATGCGTCCTCGCCGTCACCGGTGCGCTCCATGCGCACGATGCGCTGGCGCTGCAGGATGACGCCGACCTCGCCGCCTGCCAGCCCCATGACTTCGCCACCGGTCAGCATCGGCTGGTAGCCCGATTGGTTCACACCCGGCGTCCAGCCGGTGTGATCGTTGAACGCCGACCATTGTACCTTGAGCAAGTCGCCGTCGGCCTGGCCGATCACGACGAAATCCCCGACCACTGCGATGCTCCTCCCGGTCGGCGCGCCTGCGAGCACCGCCGAGGTACCGAGATTGAGATCGACCGCGCGGGTCTGCCCGCCATTGACGGCAACGACATGGTCGCCGAACTGCGCGAAATGCCAGCGCCCGGCGGTCAGCCCGCCCGCCAGCACGGGCCAGCTGCCATCCGAAAAGCGCAGCAGCTGCGACGCGGTACCGACGAGCATGGTGGAAGTGCCGATCGTCGAGATCACCGATGCGCCGCCGGCGAAATCGCCTGGCAATGCGTCCGAGAGCGTCGCGATGCTGCCGACCGGGCGATAGCCGTCCGCGGCGGCGTAGACATTCTCGGCGCGCGTCAGCGCGCCGCTGATCGGCGACTGGTCGGGCAGATAGGCCGGGAGCGCGACATATTGGCTCATACGCTCACCGGGCTGCGCAGCCGATAGGGCGACGCCGCGACGCGATGCCGATTGCCCGCGGCGTTCAGGTCCGCGAGCGCCTCGTCGAGCGCTGCCTTCCACAGCGGCAGCCGGCCGTCGTTGACGATATGCGCCTCGGCCTGGAGCAAAGCGGCATAGACATAGATGTCGGCGCGCCGCGCGAGCAGCCAGTTGCTCGGGTTCGAATCCGAAAGCGGGGTGAGCGTGCCGAGATAGCCAAGCACCACATTGTACGCGGCATCGGGTACCGGCGCGAGCTGCAGCGCGCCGGCTGCGATGGCCAGCGCTTGCGGCATTCCGATCGCATTCGGCCAATCTTCGCGAAGCGTATTCGGCGAGACCTGCTGGAGCGGCTGCACTTGATCGCCCGCGATATAGGCATGGCGAAGCTGCCGAAAATCCGCGGGCAGCGGCAGCGTCTCGCTGCCGGGCACGGTGATCAGCGTGGTGCTGACCTCGCCGAGCGGGTGGAAGATCTTGTCGCCCAGCCAGAACTCGGCCATCCGGATGAAATTGGGGATCTGCGCGGAAAGATCGTCGCGGTCCATTTTCTCGGCGATATGCGCCTGGAGCAACGTGTAATTGCCCAAGGCGATCGGTGGATCGATCGCAATCGCGATACTCATGCACCCGCCTCCCCCGCCTGTGCGCAGCCGGGCGCGCCTGCCTCGTCGAGCGCAGCGATCCGCTGCCGATATATTTCCTTGAGCTCGGCGCGTTCCTTCTCCCACGCCGGCCTGTGTGCCAGTGCGTGCGCGTTGGTCAGGATCTGCTTGGCGACATGCCCGACCCGCCAGGAGAGCGCGTGGTCGCACCAGATGTCGATCCCGGCGCGGCGGCACTTCTCGAAGAAATATACGTCCTCGCCGATCATCGTCCGATGATCCGGCGTGGGTTCGAACAGGAACAGCGGCATGAAGCTGGTCCGGCCCTCGGCTTCGGCCTGCGCCTGCAGCGCGTCGAACACCGATGTCCGCATCAGGCACAGCCCGAAGCCCAGATGATCGACGGCTTCGAGCACCCCCGCCTCGGCCTTCTCGGCGGTGGTGTAGAGCAGTCGCCTGGCTCCGTCCGCCATTTCGCCGCACGCAGCGGTCGGCGCCGTCGGCTTCGATCGCCGCGGATAGTTGACGCCGACGATGTCCTTCCCATGTGCCCACAGCCGGCACAGCGCCTCGGGTGGGAAGACATGGTCGGCGTCGGCCCACAGCAGATAGTCGGCGCCTGCGTTCACTGCCTCCGCCGCCAGGCGATGGCGTCCTTCGGTCAGCATCGATGAGGAGACGACATGCGTGTCGACTCGCTTGTCATAGGGCGCGCCATCCGGCGCGAGCAGTTCGGCTTCATAGAAACAGGCGATCATCGCCGTCAGGCTTTGCAGGAAGAGCGCCTCGGGATTGCCGTAGACCGGCACGCAGATCGCGATTTTGAGCACCGCCACTATTGCACCTCGTCGGAAATCAGATTGAGCAGCTGCCCGCCGACGCGTTCGAGTTCCGCGAGTGCGGGGTCCGAGGTGAAGCCCGGATCGTCCGAGCGCACCAATTGGGCGTCCACGAATATCCGGTCGCTGCCATCGGGCAGCAGAATCTGCCATCGCGCCATCTCGGCCTCCCCTTACAGATAGAGCAGCGAGACCAGCACGTCGCCCGCGGCGACCGCTGTCGTGTCGCTGTCCGCGAACCCGCCGGTGATGCTGAGCGCGATGCCGGCGGCCAGGAACAGTCCGCCGACGCCGACGATCGGCTCCAGCGGAACCGCACCGTTCGGCGGAATTGCCACGGTGAGCATCACTGTGCTCGAACCCACCGTCGGCACCGTCGCCAGCGAGTAGAAGTGCACATATTTGAGGCTCGCCGTCGTGTTCGTCAGATGGCCGCCGCAGACCCGGCCCGCGGTGGCCTTCACCGATGTGGCGTTGGTCGACGCCGCCGAAGTGATGCGGGTGCCCGAAAAAGCCGGCGTTCCGTTGGCGGAGGTCGCACCCAAGGTCGGATACACGCCGCCGATCGCGTTGGTGCTCGCGGCGACGGTGACGCTGGTCGCGATCGGATCGATGGTCGCGGCGCGCAGCACCGCCGTCCCCCCGACCGTACCGGAGGTGTACGCCGTGAGGATTGCGCGAACATACAGCGCGTGCCCGCTGATCCAGAACTGGCCCGCGCCGGTCGCGGACGTCGCACCGATACCGCCACCCAGCGCGACCGATTCGACGGTGTTCCAATTGGTGTTGTCCATCGAGGACTGGAACGTGACCGTCGCGGTCCAGGCGCCGGTCAATTGCACGGCGACGCCGCCATAGCCGCCGGTGCTCGTGCTGAACAATATCGCGTTGAGCGAGGAACCGTTCGTGAAAGCGACGGCCGCGCCGTCCGAACGAGTCGTGGGAATCGGATTGGTAGAATCGACGATGATCGCATCGCCGGTGGCAGCATTACGAAATGCCAGCGACGCCGGCCGAACCGGGTCCTGGTCTGCAACCTTGGCCATCAGAGCCTGCCCTTCCATGTGCGATAGCATGCGTTCGCGGGGTCGTTGGCCCAGCGCTTCCATGCCTTGGGGTCGTGGAACCAGCCCTCGACGAAGGCCTGGTTGAGCACCGCTTCGGGAACGAACGCGGCGTGGCGGAAATCCTGGTCGGGCGGCAGATCGGCGATTGCCTTGGCCGCCGCGACGATGTGCGAGACGTCCTGCCGCGTTTCCACGAAGCGGCGCCCGTCCTCCTCGTGGTAGATCAGCTTGCGCCGTTCGCGCGGCAGGAAGTCGAGAAGCGCGGCTTTCGACATAATATCTCCGAACAAGGACGGGGGCCCGAGGCCCCCGCCAGTGTGTCCGTCGCTTCGCGATCAGGTCGTGGCCAGATCGGCGATCAGCGCATGCGCGTCGGGGTGCCGCATCTCGAGCGTATATTCGCTGATCAGGTCGCGAGTGACGGCGTCGCCCACGCGGCCCAGCTCCTGCGGCTCGAACATGCGGAGGCCCGCCACCGCCACCTTGGTGGTGTCCACGACGAACGTGTCGCGCCCGCGCTGGGTGCGGTTGGGCACGACTTTCAGGTCGCCGAAGTCGCTGGTGTAGATCGAAGCGGCGCCAAGCACGGTCTTGTTGTCGACCATCGTCTGCGTAACCGCGCGACCCGCGAAGCCCGAGAAGATTTGCTTGTTGAACGACCCGACGAGCACGAGCGAGGGTTCGCCGCCATCGTCGAACGCGTCCTTGATCGCCTTCTTGAGCATCGTCTCGTTCATCGTCCGGATATCGCCGGCCGTGCCGTCCGTCGCCGCAGCGGTCGCCGCGGTGGAGTCGGCGCCGTTGGGACCGCGCGAGCCGTTGCCGGAGATCCACGCATTGAACGAACGCAGCGTGCGGGCCGTGGTGGTATTTCCCGCATTCTGCCCCTGGTTGCCCAGCAGGATCGCTTCCATGTCCTTGCGCAGCTCGAGGCTCTTCTTCGACATCTGATACGCCATCATGTCGTCGATGCCCGCCGGGTTGACGGCGCGCTGGGTCCCGGTGACGGTCGCATCCTTGCTGCTGATCTGGCAATAATTCTGCCGTCGCGCGGGGTTGGTCGACGAAGCGCGCGACAGCGCATCGCCTTCGAGCCGCGCGTTCGACGTGTTGACGGTCGCCAGCGTATCGGTCGACCATTCGTGCAGCACCGCGCTTGCCTTCACGCGCGGCACCGCGGAGAGAAACGGCGTGTCCGCCGGCGAAATGCGATAGACCTGATCGGCCAGGTCCTCGCGGTTGGTCGAGACGTCATAGGTCGCGACCGCACCAGTCACTTTGGTCATGTTTTCTGTCCTCTACAGGAAGTGCTTCCACATTGCGGCACCGGCTTCGATGCTGCCTTCGCGCGCCAATCGCTGGTTGGCCGCCTTGACCTGGCTCGCGCGCTGCGCCGAACGCGACAGCGCCACGCCGGGACGCGCAGTCGGCGTTGCGGTGCGTGGCGCGGGGTTCGCCCGCACCTTGCGTTCCGCAGCCTTGATTGCGTCATAGCGTCGCGCTTTCTCGAGGATCGCAAGCTCGGCGGAGGTGATCGCCTGAGCCGCGCGCGGGTCCTCGAACAATGCCGGCTCGATGCCGTTGTCGACGGCATATTGCACCAGCGCCTGGAGCGCTGGCCCGCCCTTCGCCGGATCGGCGATGTCGGGTAGCAACGCCAGGAAGCGTGGGCGCCACGCCGCCTCGATCGCCTCGTGCGCGGCATGCGCCACGGCTTCCGCCTCGGCCGCCTGCTGGGCGGCAATTGCGTGCCGCTGCTGGTGGAGCGCGTGGAGGATCTCGCTGTGCTGCTCGAATTCGGCGAGCGCCAGGTCATAGCTCTCGCGGTCATATTCCCCGGTTCCTGCACCATAGGCGCGCGGATCGGGACGCTGTGGCGCGACGAGATTCAGCACCTCGTCGATCGCCGTGGCATAGTTGTCGCGATTGGCGTTTGCCGCGGCGAGCAAGTGTTCGTACCCCTTGCGCGCGTTGGCGGCTTCTTGGAACTTCTGGTTCACCGCCCGCTCGCGCTCTCCCTCGCGCCCGGCGATCCGTGCCTGTGCCTCGGGTGGGAGCGATTGCCAGAGTTCGGCGTCGTCCTTGCTCCACGACGCGGGGATCGCGATCGGATCGGGCTGGGCCGGATCGGCTGCCTCCGCCGCATCGTCGATGTCGTCCACGCCGCTCGCGGCCTCGTCCAAGGCCGCAATCTCGTCGTCTTCGTCGCCGGTGGCGAACCGTCCGCGATCGTCGCGCGGCTGCGCCACCGGGAGGTCGCTGGTGAAGGCCTTGAACGCGTCCGCCGCGCTCTGCAGTTGGCCGTTGGAGTCGTTTTCCGCTGCCGGCGGCTGGGCGGTTTCTGCCATGTATCACCTTCGCTTTCTTGGGGTTCGCGACCCCGGGGATCTGTCGGGCGGCGCGCCGCTGCGACGCCATGCCGGACGCACGACGACGCTTTGGTCACGCGCCCGGCTTGTGCTAATTCCGATCGAAAGCGCCGTTACGGGCAGCGATCAGGAGGGATGGATGCGTGTTGCAATTTTGTCGGTGCCGCTGCTGCTGATTGCCGTTCCGGCACTTGCGCTGCAGTCGACTCCGGGTGCGGCCGACTTGCCGGCTGCGGCCAAGCCCAAGAAGATTTGCCGTACCTTCGCCATTACCGGACAACGCATTGCGAGGACGACCTGCCACACCAAGGAGGAATGGGCGGACATCGATCAGGCAAACCAGGAAGCGGCGAAGAATTTCACCACCAGCGTGGGCAACAATGCGACGCGCGGATCTGCCGGCGGCGGCGGCCTCGGCGGAGTGAACGCCATCCCCTGACGCCCGGCGCGCGGGTTCGGCGCGTCGACGGGGTTATCCGCGTGCCTGCCCCGCCATCGTCGCCACGCGCTGCACCACGCGATCCAGCGCCCGCAGTTCGGCATGCAGCCGCTCGCGCGTCCGGCTCCACCGCGCGCGCTCCCACTCTGCGTGCAGGTCCGCCCGCACTTCGGCGAGCGCCGCGCTGATCGTCCCGTCCTCGAGTGCCAACCGCGCTCGGATCGCGCGCTCTCTCCGTTGCTCCGGCGTCATTTGTCGAGATCCCCCCCGTCCCGTGTCTCGCTGACCTGCACGGCGTCCTCGGCCTGCGGCGGCTGGCGCAGCTCGGCGTCGAGCCCCAGCCGTTCGCGCTCGAGCGCGATCTCGGCGACCATGCGCTCATGTGCAATGCGGATCTCCTGCGCCGCCTTCTCGCGCTCGAGCGCAAGTTTGGCAGCGGATTCCTGCCGCGCCAGCTCGAGTTCGAGCGCGGCTTGCCGCTCGCGCATCTGCAGTTCGGCCGCCTTGAGCTGGGCCGCGGCCTGCGCCTTCGCCAGCGCGGGATCGGGTGGCGGCGGGCCGTGCGGCGGCGCCGGCGGCACGCGCGCCGGATCGGTCAGATAGTCGTCGACGTTTCGCGCGCCCAATGCCCGCACGAAGCGCTTGAGCCCGGCGTAGACATTGTCGACGCCCACCAGCGAAGCGAACGGTGTCTGCGCCACCCGCTCCATGGTTTCGAGCAAAGCCTGCGCCTGCGCCACCTGGTCGCGGCGGTTGCCGATGCCCAGGCCAACCTGCACCGTCAAATCCATATCCGGGTTCCAGCTTCGCGGATCGACGTCGACCCATTGGTTGCGCAGCCGGATCGTGCGCGGACCGCTCTGATAGGCCACCAGGGTCCGCAGGATCAGCTTCATCAACCGTTTGACGCCGGTCTCGGCGAAGATCCGCGCGATCATCTCGGCACGGCCATTGGCCTTGTCCTCGATCAGCGCTGCCTGGGTGGCGGTCATCTGCCGGCCGCGCGCGAGCACGTCGCGATCGAGACCATTACCCAGCGCCTGGAATCCGGTGCGCGCCGCACGCTTTTGCTCGATCAGCTGCATCATCGGAAACGAGCGATCGGCAGTGAACGGCACGTCCATGAAACTCAGCGCCTCGGGCATCCTCGCATAGACCGCGGCGCCCGGGGCGGTATCGGCCAGGCTGTCGAGAGTCGATCCATCCTGGCGTTCGGCCGCCTCGCCAATGATCGGACGCGGGTTGTTGCTCTTGTAGAGATTGTCGAGCGTCTGGCGCCACAACACCGTATCGATCTTCTGCAGCTCGAGCGTGTCGTCGGCGAGGCTGAGACCATAGACCTTGTGCGGCATCGGCTTGGGGCACAGCATCGCGAACGGATTGTCGTCGACGGCCTCGTTGAGCAGGATCACGTCGCCGACGCGGTGCACCTTGCGCAGTTCGGCGACGCCGTCGCCGTCATGATCGACGCGGACATATTCCTCACGGAACGCGACGACTTCCTGGCTGGCGTGCGCGGTGCCTGGCGACTGGGTCCAGCCGCCATAGGCCTCGTCACGATAGCGCGCGTTGCGCCGCGCTTCCTCGCCGCCCGATCCACTCCATGCCGGCAGCGCATAGACCAGCTCCCGGTCATAGCCCATTTCGACCAGGTCCGATCGCGTCACGTTCGCCGGGGCGTGCGCCGAATAGACCGCTTCCTCGATGCTGCGCGCGAACGGGCTGATCCGGAATTCCTCGGGCGGAATGCAATCGACGACGCAGCGCCCGTCCGGCACCGCGATCGTCACCGTGAACGTGCCGTCGCCGTGATCGACTTCGCCGGCATAGCCGGAGTCGCCGCGTAGCATCAGCAGCGTCTCGGCATTCACCAGCCGCTGCTCGGTGCGCACCGCATGTTTCCACCAGATTTTCACGACGCCGAGCTTGGTCAGCAGCGCGTCCTTGAACCAATTGTGCAGGATCAGGAATCCCGGGTTGTCGGCGTGCAGCACATAATTGACGTACGCCGTCGCCTGCTCGGCTTGCGGCCCGTCGTCCGGCCCCACCGGCTCGAATGCCGCATATTCGTCGGCCGACACGAACGGCTTGAGCACTTCCGCCATCGCGTCGTCGACGGTCACTTGCACCGTGTCGGCGACGACCGCCGACGATCCCTCCTGCGCCGGCAGGTCGGGCATTCGGTGGTGGTAATAGTCGATCGCGCGTGCCTGCTGGCTCGCGATCTCGCTCCACTCCTCTCCCACGGCCTGCGCGGCGAATTGCGCGAGCATGCTCGCCAGCGCATCGTCGGACAAAGTCCCTTCGTCCGAGGGTCGCTCCTCGACGGGTTCGAACATCGCGGTGGCCATCAGCGGCGCCATGTTTCGATCATGTGGGTCAGCCCGCTCTCGGTCGGCCATAGGCGACACGTCTCCCATTCCTCCGGATGTTCGGCGCGGAAGCGTTCGAACAGTTCGACGAGCGCGCACGCGCTGCTCCTGGGCCTGCGCCTCGTCATACGATCCCGCTCCTCATTCCGATCCGCGGCCGCGCACCAGCGGCGACCGGGCTGTGGCCGACGGCGAAATAGCGTGCGGCGTCGGCATAATGGCTGGTCCAGTCGTGCAGCGGCGCCGCACGGAATTCCTGGGCCTTGTCGTCCCATTCGCGGCGATACATGCGGAGTGCCTCGATGCCCGCGCGGCATCTCGTCGCGTCGAACCAGGCGGTCGGCAACAGCATCCGCAGCGCCTGGACGCCGTCGGCGATCGGCAGGCTCGGGCAGACCCGCACGCTGCGCACGCCCAGTTCGTACAGCACTTCGATCCGCGACTTGCCGGTCCCGAGTTCGCGGACGTCGGCGTCGTGCGGCAGATAATGCGTGCCGTAGAGATAAGGCCGGTCGGCGAGTTGGCGGGCGTACCAATCGAGCCCGACGCCTTCGCCCTTGAGCACGTCGATGAACCGCGTTTCGCGTCCCACGCATTGCGCGAACCAGATGACCGTCGAATCCGCGATACCCAAGTCCCAGGCCGTGTGGACCTGAAGCCGCGGATCATAGGGTACCGCAGCGATCCGGCCCTCTGCCTCGGCCGCCTGCATCTCCTGGCCGTAATAGGCCCCGCGCACCCCCGCTTCGAAGCTGCACTCATATTCCTGCGCATATTCGTCGGCGCTCATCATCCGGCGCGCATCCGCCAGATCGTCGGCAGCGAGCAGCTCGGTTTCGGACGCCTTGAGCATCAGCCGAGTCCACGCCGGATCGTGTTCGGCATCGGTCCACAGCCGGTGAAAGCCGTTCTTGCCCTTGGGCGTGCCGATGAAGCACGCCCAGCCCTGACGATCGGAGAGCGCCGGCCGCAGCACCTGCGTCCAGATCACCGGATCCATGTCGCCGAATTCGTCGAGCACGACGCCGTCGAGGTAAA